TGGTATGGGTATATTCGGTATAAAAGTATTCTGCAATACGAATATCTTCTTTAGTAATCCATTCTGACTGAGAATCACCTGTGCCTCTAGGTGTAAACCCTGCATCTGTTTCAGCATCAGGGTACATTTTTTTAAATGCTTCCTTGCTTACAACTTCAGTAATCAAACACTTTTCTGCATCTGAACCATCAGGTTCATTGCTATTAGGATCGAAATAAACCATAAATGGATTTTCAATACGCTTGATATATATTTCCTGGTCAAATGAGTCAGGCCTGACATAGTCAGTAATAAGCCTCCAGTAGCCCCAACCCATACGAACAGCAAAATCAAAAGCATTGTCATAAGCGGCATCAGCATCGCTTTGTTCCTCAATATGTCTACAAATACCAGTAATGATTTGAGCTACTTTTTCATCTGAATTGGTATTCATGCCATGCGCTTTAATGCGAGGCCTTTGTTGGCGTTGGCTGTTGGCAATCTGGCGGCAATACGCATCAATCTTGTTGATGGTCAGGAAAGGTCTAGATTCAAGCTGGCGGCTGTTTTGGATTTCAACAGGCCATTGATCTCCACCAGCAAATTTAAGGTCATCTAGGGCCTCTACACGATTGTTAGAGTCATTGTCTGAACAAAAGCGCAAAAAGTTCTTAGCATCATCAATAATGCTTTCTTCATCGTTGTCTGCGTATTCTGAATCGTAGATACCCATAGGTAGTCCTTATATCATATTTAGCAGTAGTTTAAGACATCCAGCTACTGACTTGGTAATTTATTTTCTTTGGTCTTGGCTTTTTAGGCTCATTAATCATTAATCCTATGTAACGCCATGCGTCTGCACCATGACTAAAATTGTCGTGTAATGGCTTTTGACTAAATCTGCCTGTTTCAGGATCTACATCATACCGATAATGTCTAAGACATTGTAGACCTTCATAGCAGTTTTCTCTATCAAAGTAGCATTTGCTAAATATTGTTCTAGCGGCATTGATTGAGTCGGCTATAGGCACTCGGTCTATGATCCTGACGTTATAACCAGCAGCTCTGACAATATCTTCTAGGCTTCTGCCATTGGCTGACAATGTTTTGTTCTGAGCATCATGAGGCAAATATAAGGTGTCGTAGACATACCCAAAAGTCTGCATCTTAGCCAGGATCTCACTCATGGTTGTTTGAGTGCATTCAAAGTAACGCAATACCCTAGTTTCCATGCCAACGAACTGTATTATCCAGCAAGCTGTGGCATCGGCCCACCCGATATCGAAAATAGCCAGCACAGGCTTGGTTGCATCGTATGGAACCCTAGTAATCCTGCCCTCAAATTCTGCTTGCTGCATTTCTTTGGCAAAGATTGCACCATCAACTGTCTGGCGGCACATACCCTCCCATACTGTGTTGTAGGCCTCTCTATCTCTAACAAATAAAGAGTCTTTTTCTAATCTAAGCGTTTCAGGGAACCACGGATTATCGGACCAGTTAATCTTTTGGACTATGGCCCCTTCAGGAGGATTGGCTACAAACCGCTGATAGGTTTCATCTGTTTCAAGCTCAGGATTGAAAGAAATCCATATTTCTGAGCTTTCTTTACGGATTGTAGGTATCAGAGTATTCCAGGACATTCGACTAGTGGTCTGCGCTTCCTCTACCCAGCATATGTCTACACCCTCATAGGACTTGATATTGGCTACGTTGTTCTTTAGGCCTACAAAGCTGAACTCTGAGCCATTTTTACCTCTGATAGAAGTTTGGGTTACTTCATAAAACTCAGTAAGCCCTAAATCAATAATTTGGTCTGATAGAAGCTTATGGACTGAATCTCTAATTGAGGTTTGGAACTCACGAGCACATAGGATTCGTAATGGCTTTTGAGAAGCTTTGATTAGGAGAGCCCTAGAAATTCCCCATGACTTTGCGCCTCCGCGCCCACCTAGCAATACTCTGTATCTTGCGTATTCAGGTTCAAATAGACAGGCCAGCTTCTCAGGAAACTGGACCTTTGAGATTATCTGATTAAGGCTTTCACTCACCTGGTCGAACAAAAGTTACTTGGATGCCAGTAATGGCTGTTCCATCAGGGTTTTCAATAGAAGTGGCTTGAAGGGCTTTTCCATCAATTCTGTCCATGATCTCTTTCACAGCCCACGCTTCACCTTCTTCTGCTGCATCTACAAGCTTGTTAGCAATAGCCCTGAGCTTTCTAGCATCTTCTTGTACAAGAACCTTCCTCAGTTCCCCATAAAAGAGCTTGCCCTTCTTAGCATTGTCATTGCCCTTCGGAGCTCCGCCTTTGTCAATAGTTGATTCAACTGGTAATGTCATGATTTTTCTGCCTATTTTTTAAGCACAATGCTCAATTATTAAGCACATTCTATTACTCATTTGCCATGCTGTCACTATTGGCTTCAGCTTCATTAACGTCATCGACAAATTGAGGGCTGTTAATCATATTGGTGTACTGGTCTTGCAGCTCTTGTGGTACTCCTGGCTGATAGACAATTGCGCTTACATCAGCCTGGAGTTGCTGTTCATCCTGTGGAGTAGGATAAGGAACGTAGATATTAGGGCTGGTCATTAGGTGGTTCCGCTTCTTTAGCTGGTTCTTCAGTCTTAGCCGCTTCTACTTGTGGAAGTGCCTGGCCATGCAATTTAGCAATGATTTGGCCTACTTCTGTATAAACTCCATTACCCAAGTGCTTTAGGATGGTGTTGATTTCTTCTAGGGTCATATTTAAATTAATCATTTTTTCTTACCTTTCTTAGTTGCTTCTTTCTTTACGGCATAGGCGATAGCCACAGCCTGCTTGATTGGTTTAGTTTTTGCTTCAGTTTTGATGTTTTCTTTAAATGCTTTCGCACTTGCTGATTTTTTAAGCATATTAGCAATTCCAGTTCTTTAGTGATGCCTTAGCTCGTTCTGCTGGGCCTTTGGCTTTTTTAACAACGCCTTCCATCCTTGCACAAAAAGAGGCTTTACGACCTTTATCTTTCTCTGTTTTAGGATTTGGGGCAGGAGCTTTGAGGTTGCTACCATTTTTAGCGTTATATTCGGCACGACCTTTGGCGGTCATTCCTGCGCCTTTATCTGTAGGATTGTAGGTCTTGCCTTTGCCAGTAGTCTTATGGGCTATTGGTTTGTCATGTTTTTTAGTAGTCATGATTATTTTTTCTTTGCAGTCTTGGCTGATTGTTCAAAGGCTTTCGCTGTAGGTGCGCCCTTTGTGCCAGGCTTACGCATTTTCTCTACAGGCTTGCCTTCGGCCTTTTCTTTCTTGATCCGTTCCTGCTTTTTATGGATATTGGCGTATAGGCCAGGTTTTGTAGCCACTTTTTTCTCCTTTTTGGGTTTAGGTGCTTGTTCATCTAATGCTTTTAATACATCTTTTGCGTCAAAATCTTTAGGCCATACATTTCTAGTTGTAGCTTTTTTTAAGGCTGGTTTAGGTTTTACTTCCTCTTTTGTAAATTCTGACCATGATTTAAATATTTCATCAGCGGTCATAGATTTTTGCTTCTGTCTTACGTTGTAGTTATAACAAGCCCAAGCACATATAGCACCTGCAAAACCTGCTAAAACTAATGCCATTACGCTTTCATCAGACATTTTCAGCCTCCACAAAGCAAACATCTTGCCAGCTCATGACAAGATATTTAACGCCATCTTCTTCATATTTAAAGTATTTAAGATATTCTTCGTCTGGATCATCGTTCATAGTGCCAAAACGGATTCTTGCACCCACTTCAATGGGCATATCTTCTCTGCGGCCATTGGGAAGCTTCTTGCCAGGCCCTACAGCCACGACAGTTCCCATGTTTTCTACTTCTTTGTTATTAACGATAATTACGCTGGAAAGCTGACGTACATCAGGTTTCACAACGATTTTGTCTGCCATTGGCTTTAATTTCATGATTTTTTAGGCCTTCCTCTTTGTTTTTTAGGCTCGGAGATCAATACTGGCTCAGTCATGGCTTTTACTAAAGCATCTAAAGACAAACTTTCTTCAGAAAGCACAAATTCCCCACACCAGCTATTTGATGAGGTATTTATAGAACTAGGGTATCTGTGACAAAGCCCCATGCTTCTATCGCCTAAAGAAAAAAATCGACAAGAATTACAACATTCTTTATCGTTTAATACAGCCATCTAGTTCTCCGATTACTAGGTTGGTTAGAGAACCTCTATTCGCCTTCACGTATAGAGGTTTTCGTTTTATTAGTTCTTCTTTTCGTACTTATCTTCCATAGCGTAGGTAGTACGCTTATGGTCATAGCAGATGCCAGCAGTACGGCCTGTGTTGAACTGGTGATCTGCACCAATTGCATCTTCCTTGCCCATCGCCACGCCGCCGCGATGCGATTTTTCCATACGTTCGCCTGACATATCTGCTTTACCAGCAGATTTAGGCACTACTACGCCTTTTGCTGGAATACCAGCAGTTGAATTTGGGTTTGATGTTTTGCCCATTGCCATAATTAAATCCTTTTAGCTAAAAAGTCTGCAAAATTGCAGTACTGTTATTGTGCCTTATTGCTGGTTAGTGTCAAGTATTTTAGAAACTGGTTGATTTTTAAAAGATACGGCTACATTGGCAGAAGGATCATGATAGCCAGAATATCCAGCTTCTTTAATCATTCTTTCCCAGTCGTTTGCTTTACTAGGAATATCCAGTATTCCAAATTTATCGCGATTAAAGTTATCAGCAATCTTTAGAAGTTTATCTGGATCTTCATTAATGTTATAAGAACTTTGAATGTTTGATTGATACTGGTTTGGCCCCAGTCCTGGTTCTTTTAATACAGGATCAGTATAGTAATAGCTTCTTTCTTTTACTGCTCCTGGATATCTAAGTCTTTCGGCTTCTTGCCCTTTTATGCCAAAACCATACTTTTTAACATCAGTTTCTTTTAAATCAGGGTTAAAGCTCCAATGATAGGCATTGATATTTTCAGGATTTTTAGGGTAAATATGCTCTTTTAAATATTCTGGAACTTTGCCTTTATATTCCAATTGCAACATATCTGGCGGCAAAGCTAAACCAGTTTGCTTGGCGTATTGCCATTCGTTACCAAGCTCTCTTAATTTTGCGTCATACATACTTACATCTTCACCAGCTTTTTGAGCTGCCATCTTTTCAAGCCTGGTATGGGCCATTTTTTGCTCTAAATCGGCATTGATTCCAGAATAGTTTACAAAGCTGTTTTGGCCCCTAGTTTCTGCTGCTGCCGCTATTTGCGCCAATGGACTCAAAGTTTCTTTATGAGCACCATAAGCCAATTCTTCACCTTTTCTGCCAAAAGTTGAACCAGTAGTGCCATGACCTATGTAATCATGAACAGCTCTGAATTTTTCATTAGTATTTAAACCATAATGAGGATCAAATTCATTTAAGTGCGGATGTTCTTCGCCACCTCTAAAAACGTACATATGATTTTTATTTAAAGCATCATCTAGCATTTCTCTAGAGTTTGCATAATTGGCATTACCCTGATGAAAATCAAAACTTACGCCTTTTTTCACTAAAGAATCAAATTGATGGTTTACTTCAGACCTTAAAGCACCATACGATTTATGCACAAGATCATCATAATTTTGGATATTGTGCTGTTCAATTAATTTTGGATGTTTGGCCTTGTAATCTTCAAAAATAGCTTGTTTTAGCGCAGGATTGACATTTTCTTGAGAAAGAACATCATAAGCTTTAGCAATAGGATGCTGTTTTCTGATTGACGATTCTGGCATATTTTTAATCTTGTTTAAATCAAAATCAAGATTAGCTTCTTTTGCTATTTGGATGGCTTTATTTTGTTCCGCACCATTGAATGCACCGCTTCCTTGTGGCTCTCCATATTTTCTTCTTTCAAAGCTTGTTTGAAGCCCTTCAGGTCCAGTCTTGCTTTGAAACCCAAATCCTTCATTATTCGCAGATATTCCTGGTATTCGTCTAAATTGGCCTTCATCTTTATATCCTTTAGTTAAATTTTCAAATCTTGTTTCATGTGCGGCTTGTCTAGAAGCCTTTGACAGCCTTCCTGTAGCTCCGATTGCTAAAGGTAATGCTCCTAATGCTATTCCTACTGGTTCCCCAGCCTCATACCCTTTTAAATAATCTAAATCATCTTTTCCTAATAATTTGCTTTCATCTTTAGGTAAACCACTAACAGCAGCTAAAAAACCAGTTACTGCGCCTTCTCTACGCTTTTCCTTTTTTGGAGCACCTGGATAACCTACATAAGCTCCAAATTGATCTTGTAAATTGTTTTTCCAATCTTTTGCCATGATTAGTCCATATCCAACATTTTTATTAAACGAATAGCGGCATCAACTGAATCTATTCTGCTGACTGGTCCGCCACGCCATTCTTGCATAAACTTTATTTGTGGCTCTGTAAAAGAAGCTTTTTCATCACGTTTAACCTCTACTAATACCGAATTGCCTTTATAACCAATTAATAAATCAGGACAACCACGACCAACAGTTGATAAATTAAGCACACTAGCACCCAACGCAATAAAGGTATGAGTAATAGTCTTTTGATTTTCATCAACTCGTTTTTTGTAATAGGTCATTTGTCATTTCTACTAACTGTTCAGGGCTTATTCCCCAATATTTTTGAAATCCTTTAGCCCCAAGCGAGTGATAACTGGAATCTCCAAGACGATGGTGGTAAGCGCATAAGGGGACCGCAGGACTAAGGGAACGCTTGCCTCCATACCTTCTAATGTGATGGATTTCCACTTCGGTGTCGGTTTCGGTAATTCCTTTGCACCTGCACAATATGCAGCCCAATCGTGCCAATTTTGCATAATGCTTTCTTTCCGCCTCAGTCATCTAGCCAATCTTTTTCTTTCTTGTCTTGAATTTTAATCAATAAATCTGTATCAATAATTACACAAGGGGAAACATCTTGCCAGTCATTTCTATCTGATCTGCCTCTAACTAATACGCCATTGTGTTTAAAAGTAGTTGTTTTAAGGTAATAAAGGCCATCTGACGTTTCTAATACAAAAAATACTGGTAATCCACTTGTTTCCGATAATTGTTTAGCTGAATTCCATTTTCCGATATCAACTAACCAGCCACCATATTCTTTTATTTTTTCTATAGGTAAATTTCTTGTTCTCATTTCACAAAAACCTACTGCAACCTGGTTTCTGTGCATTACAAAATCCAAATAGTAACGAATTGGTAATTTAGTAAGCTCACATTTCCATTTTTGCTCAATAAAATCGGCTATTTTTCTTTCATTAGCCAATAATTCTTCTGTTTCATACATAGGCCTAGTCATGAGCTATATCTTCCAATTTGAGAGTATTTTCTACAAGAGCATTGGCTATTTTTATGGCACTTTCTCTATCTTGAGCAATCATGGCCTTGTAATAAGCTTCCAAAAGGTTTTTGGCGTTTAAGTATGGCTGGCTAAAGTCTTTCATTACATATTTCCTTGTCTGCGGTTAGAAGATAAAGTGCGCCAAATATCAATAATTCGCATTTCATGATTGCGTTCATTATCAATTTTTTTGAATTGTTTTAAAGCTTCAGTCCAAGCTTCTACTGCTTCAGCATATTTAACGCTTGATAGGGCTTTTGCTTCCCTTTCAGCTACTGTGCCTTCAGCCAATAGAAAAGAATGGCTCTTGGCCTGTTTTAAGCCTTCCTCAAGGTATTTAACCTGACCAGCCCATGCTGCATGGCTTTCATCTGTGCTTGAAAGCTTAATTAGGGCTTCTTCTATCCTATTTTCTGTTAATTGTTCTAAATTCATTTCCATTCTCCGTATTGATTGGCCCTGTTATTTTTGAGCCATTGTTCTTCAAAATCACGCATTAATTTCCAACTAAAATTGCTTTTTTTTACATATTCCCTGAACGATTTGAGGCCCATCTGTTTGCGGTAAATAATCAATTGGCGCACAGCGCATTGATGTTTATGCTTTTCCTCATTCAAAAACGTGCTTCCTCAAACTTAAAAATTGGTTTGTTAATTTTTTTAACCACAATTTTCCAATCAGGCCGTAAAGCAACCAGATATTGAGCTTCTGTTTTGCTTTTAACCTGGCGAATCATGCCTAATTCGTCATAAATGTAATAAATCATGCTGCTTTCCTTTTTTCACGCTGGGCCACGATATAAGCTCTCATTTCGTAATAACTGTTAAACCTGGATTTCGCAGGATCTCCACATTCAGCCCTATAAGCTGCTTCAATCTGTTGGTCATTACCTAAAGGCAATTCTTTGTTTTCAGGTGCTTGAGCTATAACAACTTCATCCAGCCAATGCTGCCCTTTCAACCAGCGTTCAGGGTCTTTCCTAAACTTGTTGTCAGGTTTAGCCGCTGAATCAGCTAAAGCTTTAGAAACTATGATTTTGACTAATTCTTCATTGGGTTTGATTTTTTGCCATTGCTTTAAAGAATTAGGTTTCCCTACTTTTTTGTTATAAGCATTCCAAAATAAATCAAAGCCTTCAGGCGTAATATGTTTTTTAATGGTTCTTGGTTCTTGGTTCTTGGTTTGCATTAGGGAGTGATTAGGTAGGGTAATAGGGGGGCTATCGCTACCCTTATGCCAACGCAATGCCGCGCCTTTTCTGCCCCCATTCTTCATAGCTTGATACTTGGTTATTTCAGCATCTGCCCTTTTGTTATGCCAGGCATTATCCTCATAAATAAAGAATTCATGCAATAAATTGCCTACAATTTCAAAAGTTGAACGCACTTTTCGAGCCAATTTAGCTGTATCTGTAAATGGTTCTTCAGTTTGATAATAAAGGTCAATCATTCGCCTATAGGCCAAATCTTCTTCATCAGTAAGATGGCTGGTATGGCTCAAATAATCGCCAATGTGAAATGGGTAAAAATTCATCACTTAATCCTTTTTAAACAAGTCAGGTCTTAACATTTCTCTAGTCAATTTGTAATTTGTAAGTTCTTCAATTTGCTTCAAATATTTAAAAGGAATATTGCTCTGGCCCCATAGATATATGGTGTTTGGCTTTATATCCAGCTTTTCTGCCAGGTCCTTTAAAGAACCAAATTCAATCTTTAATAAGTCCATCGGATTCATACATTTCCTTTCTAAGTTTTAAGCACTATACCATGAATCTTTGAAAAACATCAAAAAAGTGTTGTATTAGGGAAACTCCCTATAAAAAAAGTGTTGCAATCTGTTTTTTTCGTGTATAGTTACACCTATGCAGTAAATTTTATTAACTAGTGATGAAGGAGTAAGTGATGACATTTAAAAAAGTTAGCTTAAAAGAAAAAGTACCTAGCCATGCAGAAATAGCTTGTTACGAAATGTTTGACCAAATTGATGAGGTCTTTAGTTCTTTAGTAGTTTTGAAGAATTTTTTAGATTCTCCTGATTACAACAAATACCATGCAAAACACATGATTGATGGTCTGGTACGCCAGCTTATCAACAATCAATCAGACATGATGAATCAAGCTCAACTTGAATATTAAGGAGAAAGTGATGAAACAAGTAATTATTGACACAGTAGGCGTAATTCTTCTAGGCGTATTATTAGCTGCTATTTTTGTAGGAGGCATCTAATCATGGGTATGAACCGCCACGATGCTTATTATGAGCCTGAAGATGACTACATGGATTCTGATGAACTTCAAGCAGAAGTTACAGAACTTATGAAAGACGAATATAACCCTTGCAAATGGGAAAACTTTAACGATGCTTTTGCGGCCACTCAAAACAAAGACGATATTGCTTTCCTGGAACAAGCCCTTGAAAGACGTGATTTTGAAGCTTTAGGCCGTAAATTATGGAATATGTCTTATGAGTACATGGAAGATTTTGCAACAGGCAAAGTAACTGGTCAATATTAAGGATAAAGTGATGAAAACATTTAGCGAATTACGCACAATTAATGTAAACGAGCATACAGAAAAGAAAGGCAAATTTACTTATCTTTCTTGGACTTGGGCCGTAGACCAGCTCTTACAAAATGATCCTGCTGCCACCTGGACCTTTGGCGATCCTGTTTATTTTGCAGAAACTTTAATGGTCTTTTGCACAGTAACAGCTATGGGTAAATCTATGACCTGTCAGATGCCTGTTATAGATTCTCGGAACAAAGCTATACCTAATCCAAATGCTATGGATGTCAATACAGCAATGATGCGCTGTCTTACAAAGTGTATCAGCCTGTTTGGTATTGGGCTATACATTTATGCTGGAGAAGATTTGCCCACAGAAGAACCAGTTGATTTGACTGCTGAATCTGATTTATGGGTTGCTTCAATTAAAACTTGCACAACTATTGACGAATTGAAAGCTGTTTATGGAAAAGCCTATAGTGCCCTCTCAAAAGATAAATCAGCAGTTGCCAAAATTTCATCCGCCAAAGATGCCCAAAAAGCAGAATTGGGAGCATAAAGCTTTATTTGATTCCATACTTAGAAAAGAGAAAGAAGCTCGCAAATGAACAATGAACCAGTAAAAAAGTTTATGGACAAAATTACAGACACATCTGAAATTCCATTTGCTATGGCTACACTTGATAAGAATGGCGATATAAAAGAATTTGGACCTTATCAGATAGATTTTGCCCATGAAATTCCGCATATTCCACTCTACACCCATCCAGCAAAGACACTAACAGATGAGGAAATAATTGAAATTTGTCAGTTGATAGGAATTGACCCAACATCCGAATATATTTGGCAATTTGCTAGAGCAATACTAAGAAAGGCACAAGAATGAACGCAAATGAACTAGCTGATGAGTTGCAAGAATTAGATTCAAAATTGCATTTAATAAGTTTGTTCAAAGCCGCTACCATGCTACGCCAGCAACAAGCTGAAATAGAGGCGTTGAAAGCCCAAATTGCCGAGCTTACAGAACAAAATGATGCTTATTATGAAGAGAGTGGAAAAACTTATGACTGACCAAAGACCAACAACAGT